TATATTTTATCTTGTTTTTTACTAAATATATACTCTTTTAATGATATACTAATCACTTCATTATTATAATCAGCGACTTCAGATAAATAATCTTTTGATACTTTTGTGGCAACTTCGTAACGCTCTTCTAAATTCTTTTTACGAAAATCTGAACCTTTTGAGAATAAAGCATCATAACAGAGAATGGTGTTTTCGTTTGAAATATATTCACCTTCTAAAATAGTGCCAGACCATTTTGGTAATTTAACACCGACTTTAAGAGGAGTTGTTGTTTTTTCGTGAATTAAATACACTTCACCTCCACTAACTTCCTCAATATATACTAAGAAACGCTCACCATCTGCTTTATATGTTAATGAATAATTTGTGGAAATATCTTTTAAATGTTGTTGTTGCATTGTTATTGGATTAACTGTTAATTTTTTATTTTTTCCTTTATTACTATTATTACTATAACGATAACCTATGTTTTTTGTAGTAAATTTACTAAAATTCATTAATACTTGAGAAATTTCAGTATTACTAATTACATTATTACTACCTTGATAAATTTGAAGTAGTCGTCCAACATTAGTTAATAAACCATTTAATAATGATTTAGAGTCATCTAATTTGGTTTCACCAATAAACTCAACTTCTGCTTCATATAAGGGTTGTGAATTTAAAACATTAGATAATTTAAATGATCTACCAGATGATATTTTTACCATTGTTAGATCATATCTAAATTGTTTATCATCTGTAATAAATGAAAATCTATTCTTATAACGATATGTTTTTTGTCTATTTCTATTTAATGTATTAACATCTGCTAACATTTCTTTATCAAGTACCTTTAATTCATCTGATAACGAAACACGAATATTATAATTTGTAATATCATAATCAGATAAGCGTTGTTTAACTGTAATAGAATGTGATTTTTTATCATTTAGCTTTTGATTTTTGTTATTCATTCCTAAAATCTTTTCAATTGTTTTTTCTTCATTAACCCATAATTCTTTGATTAAATCCATATCATACAATTCATATCTAATATTTTTTTTAATAGCTTTACCATCTTTATTACTTACTATATTTTGTAATAAGTCTAAAGAAATTTTATTTTCTAATAATGTTAAACCATTGCCACCATACTTTTTATCATATCCTAGAAAATTAACCATATTAAAAAACTTATTATGATTCATAAGAATACGATCATTACCAACACCAACAATTAATCTCGCTTCTAACTCTAATGATGGAGTCTCTATTTTTTGTGAGATAATATTTGAGAGTTCTTTGTAATCAGAGCTGGTGATATTCATTTTGATATTATGTATTAATTAGATAAAAGAATGATATGCTACTATATAATAGATTTATATAAGTTATCTTTTTATATTAAATCATTTTTAATTATCATCTTCTTCATCGTCCTGTTCATCATCATCTTCTTCTTCATCACCATCATCTTCGTCATCATCGTCGTCTACATCAGCGTCGTCTACATCAGCATCCTCTACTTCATCAGCGTCGTCTACATCAGCGTCGTCTACTTCATCAGCGTCGTCTACATCAGCGTCGTCTACATCAGCGTCGTCTACTTCATCAGCGTCGTCTACATCAGCGTCGTCTACTTCGTCATCTACATCTTCATCATCAATTTTTTCATCTATAATTATAATCTTTTTATGAGATGTTTTTCTTTTTCTTCTTTTTGTTTTTCTATTTCTTTTATTTTTTCGTTCTTCATTTGTTAACTGAATAGAAGAAGATATCATTAAATCAATAGAATACAATCTTTTTTTATTTTTTTCTTTCATATTTTTTAGTATTTTTGATTTAAGACCATTAAATTTATCACGTCGTCCCTTTCGTGTTCCAAATATTTTAAAATCTAAAAATTTAGCATCATTGTAACAATCTGTATTATGATTATTAATAATTGTTTTATATTCATTTAAATAACCATCATTAAATGTATTACTATTAATTTCATTTACAGTTACATTTGATTGTATTTTATGTCTATTTGATATATTAATATTTTTCTTCTCTTCATCTACTTCTTTTTTCTTATTTTCAAGCATCTGTTTATTATCTTCTAAAAATTTAATAAAATTATTGATATCAGCAATTAATTTATCACTAAATTTCTCCATATTTATGAAAATACCATTGCTATTTTTAGTATATGTAATTTTATGTCTATCAATAATATTTTTGATTTCACTTGTTTCATAAACACCAAGATTGTTTATGGCTTTTTTTAATGAAATTAATCCATCAACCATTTTTATTTTACTGTCATTTATTTATTATCATATATATAAATATATAGGCTGATATTTATATATAGAATACTTGTATATAGAATACTTGTATATAGAATACTTGTATATAGAATACTCGTATATAGAATACTTGTGTATAAATATGTACTTTCTAGTATTACCAAATCAGTTATATGATTTCAAATACATTAAAACTGTTATAAAAGATCTAAATGAAACTAAAATTAATAAAATTAATATATTAATATGGGAGCATCCTCATTATTTTAAAGATTACAATTTCAATAAGAAAAAATTATTACTTCATAGAGCATCAATGAAATATTATTATGATTATATTAGATATGAATTGATCGATGGTGAAGATGATGTTGGTATTTCTAGTGTATCATATCTTGATTTTAATAAAAAACTTCAGAAAAAAGTATTAACTGATATGAAAAAAAATGGTTATCTTATGTTTGATCCAATTAATAAAGATGATGTTTTAAAATTACCTTTATATAATACTGATAAGTGTATAGTATTTGAAAGTCCTAATTTTCTACTTTCATTAACTGATATGGAAGCATATAGAAATAAAACAAAGAGCTTCTTCTTTAATCCATTCTATATATGGAGCAAAAAAATATTAAATATTATACCATCTGTTAAATCCAAAGATAAAGATAATCGTAAAAGATTACCAAAAGGATTAAAAATACCAGAATTACCTACAAATATTACTGGTGATGGTAAATCTAAATCTAAATCAAAAATCCATACAACTAAATATTATATTAATTCTGCAACAAGATATGTAAAAAAACACTTTCCTAATAATTATGGTACTTTAGATAAGAATGATAATAAAAATAACAATAATAATGAATTTATATTTCCAATTGACCATAAAGGGGCACATAAATGGTTAAAAGATTTTATTAAAAAGAGATTTAGTAAATTTGGTGATTATCAAGATTTCATTGATAAAGATACCAGTTATCTGTTTCATTCGGTATTATCTTCATCTATTAATATTGGTTTACTAAATCCTACTGAAATTGTGAATATAATTTTAGAGGATAGTGTTCGTAAACAAATACCTATAAATAGTTATGAAGGTTATGTTAGACAACTATTTTGGAGAGAATATCAAAGATATTGTTATATCTATTTTGATTTTAGTAATAAAAACTACTTTGGAAACACTAAAAAATTATCAAATGCTTGGTATGGTATTGAAGGAAAGAAATTAGATATTGACCCAGTTGATGATTGTATTCAAAAAGCATTTCAAACTGGTTATCTAAATCATATTGAACGCTTAATGGTTGTTGGTAATTTTATGAATTTGTCTGGTATATCACCAAAAGAAGGATTTAAATGGTTTATGGAGTTTAGTTGTGATAGTTATGAATGGGTAATGTATCAAAATGTTCTTGATATGGTTTTCTGTGTATCTGGTGGTAAAACAATGAGACGACCATATATATCATCCAGTAATTACGTATTAAAAATGAGTAATTATAAGAAAGGTGAATGGAGTGAAAAATGGTCAGAATTATATAATGCTTTCTTGAAGAAAAATAGAGATAAGTTATGGAAATTTAGATATTATTTTAGAGGATTAAAATAATATCAAAAAAAATATAATATATATATATACAAACATCAAACTTTTAATAAAAAATATAATATATATATATATATACAAACATCAAACTTTTAATAAAAAATAATATGCCAAAATTAGATCCGTTTGTTTCTAATTATACTAATAAATATAAATTTCCTAATCAAATTACTGAAGATGAATTAAATAATGATTATTCTGATTTAATTAGTAAATATAATATTATTAAAAATGAGACAGATGAAGTAGTATATAAATATAAAAATATAGATAATGAGTTAGTTACAAATGTTAAAAAATTCAAGAAGAATAGTAATACTAATTATAATAAATATCCTGATAATATTAAAAAAATGATAGCAAAACATGGTGCTTTAGTACATTGTTTTGATTATTATGAAAGAGTAAAGAAAAGTATGGATAATATTATTAAGACAAAAAATAATAACACAAAAATTAATAATTCATTAGAAAATATAAAAATATATATTAATAATTATTTTTATAATACATTTTATATAAGTTGGTATAAAAATATATATATAGAAAATAATATTGTTGAAAATTTAGAAATTAATCCTTTATTAAAACAATTAAATAATTATTATTCAATTGTAACTACAATTAGACATAATAGAAGAGCTTATTTAACAAAAAAAGAAAAAAAAGTTGAGATATCTAATTCTACAATACAAAGTAATTATTTTGCTGGTGGTAAAAGAAAAAAAACTACAAGAAAACGTAAAACTTCTACTAAAAAGAAAGTAGCATCTAAAAAGAAAACTGTAACTAGAAAACGTAAAACTTCTACTAAAAAGAAAGTAGCATCTAAAAAGAAAACTGTTACAAGAAAACGTAAAACTTCTACTAAAAAGAAGAAAGTTACTAAAAAGAAAACTGTTACAAGAAAACGTAAAACATCTACCAAAAGAAAAACTACTACAAGAAGAAAAAAATAAATTAATAATTTCAATTAATAAAAAAATAAAATATTTAAATTCGCTCTAATGCGAATTTAAATATTTTATTTTTTTATTAATTAATTAACTAGACTCATTTTATCAACATCTTTTGTTGTAGACAAATCATCAGCGATTGAGTCAACTATATCACTTGATGTATTTTGAACTGTTATATCTTCAACTACGTCAAATACATCGCCATCAATGTCGTTGTCATTGTCTGTATTTGTATTATTTGATTTACTATTTGATTTAGATATTTTTAATTCTAATTTATTTTCTGATTGTGAGTTGGATTTAGATTTAGCATTTTCATCCGATGATAAAATACCAATAACATCTATTTTTCTATCTCTAAACACAAATTTCTTTTCAATAACTTTTATATCAATTGTATCACCAACTTTTATTTTACTAAATTGATTCTTATTTTTATGTAATTCTTTTATTATTATAATCTCTAATGGTGTTGCTTTCGCTAATATACCCATTTTATTTATATCAAGCACAACACATTTAATATTTTGGTCTTTAATTGGATTACAAACATCTGCTTCATACTCAACTGAATATTCTATATCACCATTAAAATTACCAGCCATGCTATAACCTTTGCTTCTAGATAGTAATTTAACTGAACCTGGTCTAATATATCCCTCCATCATACAATATCCTTCAATATTCTTTTTTAATTGTTTCAAAATAGCATTATCAAATCCCATTAAAAACATCTGAGGTTTAATTACCACATTAGAAGTCAATACTGATTTAAAATATACATCTTTACTGACATCTGGTATTTTTTTATCATTTATTGTTGAGACTAGTGATATAATAGACATGTTGATTATAAATTATTTTAATTATATTATACTATTATGTAATCTTTTTATATTTAATCATTTTTAGATTTAGATTTGATTTAGTTTTTGGTTTTATTTAGATTTGATTTAGTTTTTGGTTTGATTTAGATTTTTAATATCATAATGTTTCTATAATATTAAAAAACCATCTCTTTTTATCATATGAAATATGATCATAATATCTCAATAATAATTCTAGAACTAGACATAAATTAGTTTTACCCATATTACGTTTAGTTGTTAATTTACTAAGACCTTCACAGTTTATACCTTTTGGTGTAATTTTATTAATAAAATCACATATATCCTTTTTAGGAAATGTTTTACAAACACGTCCTCTAATCTCAGCTCTTTTAGATTTCTGTTTTTTTGTTGTTATAACATCTTTTAAACCTACCAAATTTAATATAAAGAAATCAATCTTAGATTTAATTTGTCTAATGTCACCCATTATCTTGGATTTTTTGATTTTACCTTCAGCTACTTTTGGTTTAGTAGTATATACTAAATTAGTATCACATCTCTCCCATATTTTTTTATCATCATTAAAACAATATGAGGTGTCTTCATCTAATTTAAATCCAACTAAATTATTTTTTCTATACAATAAATTATTTTGATAATAATTTAAAATATATTTTTCTATTTCATTTTGTGTTTCAGTTTTATTTTTATTTTTAGTTTTATTTTCTGTTTTAGTTTTATTTTCTGTTTTAGTTTTATTTGAACCACCAATCTTTTTTGATATTAACTCACTTAATATAACTGTTAATAATTTATCTGGATTCAATCTATCTAATACGTATGTTAATAATAGTTTTTTGAACTCATTATCAAAATTATTATTGTCAATGTTGTTAGTGTTAGTATTTGATAAACCAATTAAATATTTTAACATATTAATTGTTTTATTTTTATTTATTTTATTATACATTTTTTTCACTTCTTCATTAATTGATACAAGTAATTGTTGATATCTTTCTTTAATTTTAGTAGCATTTTGTGCTTTCTCTTGTGTAGTTGTTGCCACATCATTCTTCATAAAATGATGAGTTATTTTGAATGATTCTGGTTTATATGTTAAAGGTTTCTCTTTATAATAGACTGGTGATATTTCATATGTCATTTCATTTGGTTGAAAAAAGATATAATCATCCTTCTTTAATAAAAATCCTTTTCTATTATATTTATCAGTTACTGCTGTTTCATTCTTTATCATCATATCAAGTGCTTTATAAATAAAAATTAAATCAATTTGATTATTAATTTCATTTATTTTTTTAACTATTGCTTCAATTGTATAATAATTATTCAAATTAAATAAATATCTTACATGATTTACTGATTCTTTAATAAACTTATCTCTAATAGTCTCAATATATGTATCTGTATCTAATTTCATTTCTTTCATCTGTTTTTCTGTTGGTTGCCATATACATTTATAATCACATGGACGCTCTTTCTCACCTTTCGATAATTTCTTCATCTCTTTTACTGAACGTGTAGACTTATATTTAATGCGATTACCAAATGAATCGGTTAATATTTTTTCCACTGTAATACATTTATTTCTATTCTTATTTAATACACAATCAACTGCAACTTCTTTAAGTATTTTCTCCACCTTTAATATTTTATTATGATTAATTTCTGATAAACGATATCTACGCACATCATCTGTTTCTACATATTTTAATAATTCTTTTTGTCTTAATTTTTCTGGTTGTATTGCTCCATATAAGAATACATCTACATTACGCTCTTCTGGTGGTAATTTAACGTGAGAGCAATTACGAATAGAACGACCAATTATTTGGTCTAATTTAGAAATATTATGCCATGGGTCAAGGATATGTAATTGTCTAACATTCTTAAAATTAATACCTTCACGGATAGATTCACCACCAATTATCACTTTAACATTCTCACCATACATATTTTCTGGACGATTAAATATTGATGTTGCCGTTTCTGGTGTATAACTTGTAATTTCTGATCCAGTAACTGCTATGTAATTCGCTTGTTTAAATTTATGATAATTTTTTAATTTCTCATCGTGATGAATTGGATTTGATGGCTCAATACCACATTTATAACATATTTTTCGTTTTCCACCACCACCTTTACGATTTTTAGGATAATCTAACAAATCAGACTCTTCATATCTGGAAAATCCATTTTGCTCTAAAGTCAAACTAAATGGTATAATACCAGCTCTAATATAACGTGTGAATATTAACACTAATCCTTTTGATTTTTTTACATTTTTTAAACATTCTGCGAATTTTGTAGAATAATTTTCTAATAAATCTTCATCTAAAAATGGTTTCTCCGTAACCTTACCATGATTCATAATTGTATGTTTTTGATATTTAAATTTAACAATCTTCTTATTTCTCAATTTTAATCTTCTCACTTCTCTAACAAATGCCCCTTTACCATTGTCACTACCACTCATTATAGCTTTATAACTATTATCTGGAGAGATATTATTGCCTTTTTTATCTGGATATGAAATATTTGACATCATCATTCTATGTGATACTGAATTTTTAGGGTCTTCTAAAATACCCAAATATCCGTTATATTGAAATTCACTCATATTACAAGGAATTATTTCTAATTTATGTAATCTTTTATCTTTAGAAATTGGTTTACCGTTAATATCAATCTTTACTTCTCTCAAAACACGTGCCATTGGTGGTGTTAGTTTTATTGGAAAAGTATATGGATTCTCACCTTTTAAATATGAAATATAACCTTTACTGATCTCGATTAGTATTTTTCTACCTTTTTCTGTAATATTATCGCTTTTATCAAAGATATCTTCTTCTTTAATTGGGGGGCGTTTATCAACAGAAAGCATTAGATTAAGTATGTAAACGATTTCTCGCGGAGAATGATACATTGGTGTAGCACTCATTATTATTAATTTAATATTTTCTGAATATTTGACCATTGCTTCAATAATTGGTGGTATCATTTTATCTACTTCACTTTCATCTCTAATATTCTGAACCTCATCAATTATAATTACTCTATTGGAATAAATACGCTTAATTATATTCTTAACCTTTTCAGTAATTAATGTTTCGTCACCATTCCAGTTAGTTTGTCTTTTTATTTGATTTGCCAATTTACGATATGCCATGAATTGATAATTTTTATTTATGTTAGACCTCATTTTACGCCGTAATTGTTTAATTGATAAATATTTTAAATCATCTTCCGACATTTTATATGCTTCGCCGGTGCATTGAACTAGTAAATCTCTTTCATATGGTTTCTTATCTAATTCTTTTTGTATATCATATATTTCATTTCTAAAATTAGTTTCAATATCACCACTTACAATAATTAAGGCTCTTTTTGATAGCTCTTTCATTTGTTTTTTAAAATTTTCAGCAATTGTTATACCAGTACATGTTTTACCAACACCTGTCCCGTGATAGATTAATATAGCATTATATGGTGTATTTGGTGAAATATAATTCTTTAGAAAATTCTGTTGGGGCATTAATTCATATGATTCTGGATTACAAATCTCTTCCATTTCTCTTGTTTCTTTTGGTATCTTAAACATATTAAACTCTTTTTTACGAAAGAGTTTTTCATAAAAATCTTTATCAGAGAATTCTGGATAATAAGAGTATTTTCTCTTACTTTCACTCATCGTAGAATATATCTGTCGTCTATAAATCTATGATACAGTGACTAATCTATATTATATAGTATCTATATTATTTTATATTCAATAACATATTTATTCGTTTAATTAATAGCTTTGATTATTTATGTTTTTATATTAATATTTAAAGGATATAACACGATAATATAGTAGAAATAATAAATTTTTAGTTAATCAATGTTATATTATTATGAATATTAACGATAAAAATAATGAAAGTAAAGATGAAAATATAAATTTAGATATTAAAACAAAAACTAAAAGTGTTAACAAAGTGAAAAGTGTTCACAAAAAAAAAATAAAAAATAAAAAAAAAAATAAAATAGAAATAAAAAATAAAAGTGTTCACAAAATGAAAAGTGTTCACAAAAAAAAAATAAAAATAGAAAATAAAAAAAAAAGTTTTAACAAAATAAAAAATGTTAACAAAACTAATTCTATTAACAAAACTAAATCTAATAACAAAAAGAAAACAAAAAAGATAATAATATGTAATAATTGCGGTAAGAAAGGACATGTTTATAAGAAATGTAATAGCCCTATTATGAGTTCTGGTATTATCTGTTATAAACTTTTTCAAGATGATATTAAGTTTTTAATGATAAGAAGAAAAGATACATATTCATTTGTTGAGTTTATTCGTGGATTTTATTCAATAAATAATATTGGATATTTAAAACAAATGTTTCAAAATATGACTATTAATGAGGTAATTAAAATACAAACACGTAGTTTTGATTCACTCTGGTCTGATTTCTGGTGTATTGGTAATAAAAAACTAAATAGAATAACAAATGTATCACCAAGAAGGAGTCATAATATGAATAATTATAATTTTATTACATTTGATCATTTTGAAAATAATCAAATAGATGAATTAAAGATTAAACCATCACATGTTAGAGTAGAATTTATTAAAGCAAAAGAGAAATTTAATGAATTAAAGAGATTAAACATATTAGATTCTATTATTAGAGATTATCCTCCAAAATGGAAACATCAAGAATGGGGTTTTCCTAAAGGTAGGCGAAATATTAGGGAAAATGATAGAGACTGTGCAATCCGTGAGTTTAAAGAAGAAACTGGATTATTAGAAGATGATATAATTTTACAAAATTATTTGAAACCATTTATAGAGATATATAATGGTTCAAATAATTTAAAATATATGCACAAATACTTTGTAGCACAAGCAAAAGATAATTATAATACTCAGTATTTAAATAAATCTAAACACAGTCAAAAAATAGAAATAAGTTGTATTAAATGGCTTTCTTATGAAGAGGCACTTGACAAGATAAGACCATATCACTATAAAAAAGCTGAGATTTTAACAAGAGTATATACTGTTCTAAAGAATAATATAATAACAAAATTAGGAAGGTGAATATTTTATCTTCTTTTAGATCTTGATTTATTACCACTTGTCAATGTATATAATAACCATAATGATGCTGGTACAGTAACTAATAAAATCATTGTTTTAGTGTCTATACTCTTTACACTGTCTGCAATATTATCTATATCAAACATAGATGATGATTCTAAATCACTGTCATCGTCTAATTTTAGTTTTTTATCATACATTTTTTCATAAATAGATATTGCTTCATCAAATGTTATTACTGGTTTATTAAGAGATACGTTAACTAAATTATGGAAATCTATCATCCAAGTTACGAAATCACGTCTTGAGTTTAGATTTGGTGGTAATTTCTTCATATGTTTCTTCATACTTTCTCTACAATATCTACATGGTAATACATCACTTAGAGCATTTAAAAATGTTAAAACTTCAGTTTTCTTATTCTTAGTATAATTAAAAGAAATGCTGTGAAGAAGTAACCACGTTCCTGGGCCCCAAATATTTTGATCCATAATTAATTTAAATTAATTTAAATTTTACTTATTCACTCATATATTATATGCTTATATATTTTATATATCTCACTGTAATAATTAAATAAAATTATTTTATAATTTGCCACTAATGGCAAATTATAAAATAATTTTATTTAATTATTAATTTAATTATTAATTTATTCATCATTCAAAAATCCTCTTGCTTCTGGATAACCAGTTGTCATCCACCAACGATTACTTAGATATGGTGGTACTTCACCAGTGTCAATACAAGCACTATCAGCTGGTCCTTGTTCTACCATCTTCTCAACTTTCCAATATGGAATAGCATAATTGAAGTATTTCATTCTTGACATATATCCATCAAAACCACCCCAGTTATTAATATAAAGATTACCTAAATTAATCTTTGGGACACCTTTTAATTTACATCTCTTTTTTAAACGACCATTTACATATACATCTACATTTTTACCCATTACTGAAATAGTAATATGCATCCATTTATGTAATGGTAAGTTTCCAATTTCACAAGTTTCCTTAACTGATTCAAATGTATTCATATTAATTGCTAATTTATTTGTTTTTGGATATAACCATACACCTGGGGATTGTAATGGAATTGCTGATGAATTTCCTTTATGAAAGACGTGTTTCCATTCATTATCTTTCACATTCCAGTTTTTAATATACATCCAGAAAGCATAAGTGAATTCTGTTCCATGTTGTGCATCAATTGATGGTTTAAGGACTTTTGCTGGAATAGTCATTTGACTATCAGCGGATTTATTACCTTGTAAAATCCATGGTTCACTACCACTTGTTCTATTATAATCTTTAACTAATAAATAACCATAATAGATTAATATTGCTGAAAATACTACTATAATAGCAATTGCTGCTTGAATTGGGTATTTTTTAACAGTTGTTTTTACTTTATTCGCAGCGTCATTAGCAGTTTTTCTAATATTAAAACCATTTGATGATTTTGGTTTAGTAGTTTTTTTTGTTTTCATAACATTATTGTTTGATGGTGGACGATTTCGTTTAAGTGTTGATGTTTTTAAACTATTATTTTTCATCATGGATTGTATGTTTTTATTTATATTTAACAAAGAATTATTACTCATGATTACAATTTATATGACTAATATATTGATTATCTGATATTGTAAAATAGAATATTATCACTATATATTAATACAATAATATTTTTATTAAGAATAATATTTTTGTTTTTGTTTTTAGTTTTACTTTTAATTTTGTTTTTATTTTTTTTTTGTGAACACTTTTCACTTTTGTTAACACTTTTTTATTTCTATTGTTGTTGTTTTGTTTCAGTTGTATCATTGTTATTGTTATTATCATTGTTATTATCATTATCCTCATCATCAACTTCTGTTATAGTTGGTTCAGCTGATGGTAACTCAATATTTGGTTCAACAAATTCTTTATAATATTTGTTACCAATATATTTGGATGCATCTTCATAAGACATTTCATTATTAGATACTCTATCACTAACACCCATCATAGTCATTAATCTTTTTAAATCAAAATTAGGGTGGTCCTCTATTACTTTCTCAAATAAGGTAGGTGATGTTTGTTTCAAATCTCTAAATTTATGACCCATCATTCTTACAAACATAAATTTGTTCTGATTTCTCATTTGGCGAGTATTTGGCTTATTCATTTCAGTAATCATCTCTTGTATGATCTGAACAACTGTTTGACCATATGTTAATCCATTTCTTGGTTGTAATTTTGTATCACTCATAATTTAATTTGATTCTATTTGATTGAATTAATTTACTATTTTTGTTAGATATACCAATATATAAAAGAATACACTTATATATTGATATAATAATATTTTTAGAGAATATTAACTAGATAAACTAAATACTACTAGTAGTATGGGTAGAAAAAGAAAACAAAGACAAGAAAATCAAAATGAATCAAATAGAATAGAATCAGAAAGATTACAACTAGAATTGTATGATGATATAGATATAAGTGATGTAGTTAGATATGAAAAAAAGTTTAAATCCAATCGTGAAAATGTAATTGGTCGTAATGCCGTTGTATCAGTTGGATCAATCTTCGCAACAACTGATTCGGAAGAAGCCAAAAAGGTTAATCATATTTTTCTTAATAGTGTTAAACATAAAAATGCTCGTGCAACTGACCAAGGAATGAGTGGTCGTTGTTGGATATTCGCTGGTCTTAATATTTTTAGACACAATATAATGAAAGCATTAAATATTGAGAATTTTGAGTTTTCACAAACTTATCTTTTCTTCTGGGATAAATTAGAAAGAGCAAATAGTTACATTCATCTATTTATTGATGGTGTAGAAGGTATAGATAGTGTTGATGGTGTTAGTAACGGCGAAGTAAGTGTTGATGGTGGTGATTTAAATTTCGATTATTATGCTGAAACATTTCTTAGTGATGGTGGTTTCTGGTCTATGTTCTGTAATTTAGTTGATAAATATGGTGTTGTCCCTAAGTCAGCAATGCCAGAAACATTCCAATCAGGTGATAGTGATGATATGAATTATATTATTGAGAATATTTTACACGGATGTGTTAATAAGATTTATAAATTACGAAGAAAAAAAAATGGTGAATTAAGAAAATTCAGAAATGAAACAACTCGTGAAAGACATCGTAATAAATTACTCGCTCTTAAAGATGAAACGCTCCAACAAGTTTACAATACCTTAGTTAAATTTCTTGGCGAACCACCTAAGAAATTCACTTGGAGTTATGTAAATGATGATGATGAGAAATCTGCTGTATTAAAAGGACTTCGTCCTCAAACATTTAGTAATTTAGTATTAGATAAGATGGTTCTTGCTGATGATTTTGTGGTTTTATGTAATATTCCTAATCCTAAATATCCATATTATCAGAAATATGAAGTGGTTGGGATGAATAATGTGATTGGTGGGACTAATCACACAATGATTAATGTGCCAATTTACGAATTAAAGAAATATGCCCGTAATTCTATTCTTGCTGGTATGCCAGTGTGGTTTGCTGGTGATGTTACTAAGGGATTTCACCCATATATGTCTTCATTAGATACTAAACTCATTAATTCAGATTCAGTATTTGGTAAACCACGTAAGATGAATAGAGGTGATAGAGTGTTATTTAGGAATCAAGTGGCAAATCACGCAATGGTGCTTACTGGTATTAATGTAAAATCAAGAGGTGGTATTGATGGATGGCAAGTAGAGAACTCTTGGGGATATTGGCAGAAAGACACACCCGGTCTAGATGGTTATTTATGTATGAGTGATGATTGGTTTAATGAATATATGACAGAAGTAGTTATACATAAGCAATTCTTTGCTAAATCGCGAAATATGCTGAGAGCTATTAATTCTGAGCCAATTAAAGTGAAACCTTGGTCTGCTATTTCTCGTGCAACAATGGTAAGAGGAATTAAACCACCACGTGAATACGTAAATCGATTTCTTAAACCATCTTCTTCAGATGCTAAAATAATATAATCTAATATAAACTAATTTAATATAATCTAACATATTTAATATAATCTAACATAAACTAATCTAAAAATGATTTATTTGATTATGAATATAGATAATTTTAATATCTTTGATTATGTATAAAACACCTGACGCTCCTAAATTATCACCTAGACGAATTCGTTTACGAGTTAAAAAACGTACACATAAATCTAGAGATGATGATATTAAAGAGATTTCTGATGGTGTTAATAAACTTACATTAGAAACAAAATCTAAATCTGAAACAAAAATACCTACACAAAAACTTAATAAACGTCAAAAAACGTCTAAGTCAGTGTCTAGTGATTTTATATCTAAATATTTAGAACGCCCAACAAAGGCTGAAACAATAAAAGTTGAAAGAGAAGTTGAAAAATTGATTAAACAAAATAAAAAGTGTGAAAATTATCAATTTAATCAAGAATTTCCTATACAATATCTAGATGATTACAAGAAACATTGTGTTGCAATTATTCCAATTATACCAGATTCAACATTAACTGAACCTAAACACTCTCCATCTGAGATTAATATGGAAAAAATAAGTATGGATGCTCCAATTGTACAAAAATATAATGAGAATTTTAATCCATTATTAAAGTTTTATACTTTATTTACATCTTATTTAACAGATAGAGGTGGGTCAATTGTTTTTTATCCAGAAGAGAAATTCTCTAAATTTCTTAATAAAAATACTGATACTAATTCTAAGTCTAACTTAATGATGGACTCAGATGAAGATGGTGTTGAAACAAAGAATAAATGGGAAAAAATGGACTCGGATACAATTCTTAAAATATTAAAGAATGTATTTAATATTGTTTCTAAAAAAAAGAAGAAAATCGTTAGAACGAAATATGTTGAATATTCACCTCATTTAAGTATATTTTTAATTATTCTAAAAGGTAAAGAATATAAATTGAAAAATAAAAACTTTGGTGATAAACATTATCCGTGGCGGTGGAGTCATAATTGGGATCATTACAATAATTGGATGCCAGATTATGAAAATAAAGTATATCGTCGTATACATAGTCCATATTTATGTAAATTAGTATCTGATGTGAGTATGGCATATAATGATATAAAATATCGTATTGATGGTTTAGATAAAGATGTTAAACCAAAAGAAGAAAAATGGCTATACCATAAAATGACCTGGCGGTTTATTTATGAGGAACTATCTAAATGTTAAAATTATAAAAATAGATAAACCCCCAACGTTGGGGGTTTTCTATTTTTTATAATTTTAACATTTGTCCATATACGGAAATGATTTAGAAAAAAATGACAGTTTTTTATAATAAGTGATGGTAATTGTTTATTAGAATTTTATTATAGAATTCACTAGTATATTTTATATTAACTATGAACAATCCATCTTTAAAAGATAAAATCAATGATCTGCTTGCTTTGTTGAACAAAGCAAGGTATTCAATGAATACTATTTCATTAATTTTAATTGAAAATAAAAATGATATTCTATATATAAACTGGATATCAAAATTATCGATAATATTTTTATCATTGATAAATTATTATGAAAATAATCTTAATAATATTATCGATAATTTTGATATAGATGTATATAAGAATACATTTATTGGGTTGTATGCAATCCAGAGAAGATTATCAGGGATCTGGAGTATTATCCCTAATTTGCCAGTAGAACCATGCTGGTATGCACAAAATGAGTGGTATTATACTCATTCCGTTCGTTTCTGGAGAGATATTAAAAAAATACACCCTGTTCCCATGTGGGGGGACACAAATAGTGTATTCCTTGTAAAAAAGGATTAATGATATAATGAACAGTTTAATATATGGAATATTAAAGAACAATTAAATAAATTTTATAACTATACGTAAATAATAATTAAAAAAAATGACAGTTTAGATACAATGGTAATTGTTTATTAGAGTTTTTATTAAGGCAAGAATTGTACTATTTTATCGTTATTTTATTCCTTATTATTTTTTATATTCACAATGGGAAATACAACATCTTCATATGTTTCACCATCTTTAGATGGTAAAGTCAATGACTTTATAGATAAGCTTTATGCTCATTCTTCTCCTATTTTATGTAAAAGAAAATTTATGGGATATTCATCGATGGTACTCCTCCTCGTAAATAAATTTATGAAGGATAATGTTATGAATACTCATAATTATCGACGTATATTAGATATACGTATCTTCTATTTTGATGCCTTAAATTATGTTTCAAACAATAATATATCAATGGATCAAAAAAGGGAATACTTAAAAGCATCACTTGCTTTTATACGAAATAATTTATCAATTAATCTACATAAAGAATGTATCAGAATATACAAATCATAATAAAAAAAAGAGAATTTTGTTTGTATTAATAATAATCCTCACCAAAAGAAGATTTCGTTCTCATTGCAGAATAGTTATTATTTAATACAATTTTCACAAACTTACAAGAGGAAGTAAGTTAACAGAGGGTAAAATCAAGACTCCCTCGTGTGTTTGTCGTCAATATAATTGACCAAAGGACAACACAATCCACAAAATTTAATAAATATTTATTTTTAATAAAATATATTTGTTTAATAAAAAAAATTTTGACCAAATAAAGCATTTCGCTAATATTGTATATATTATATGGTCATTAATAAATAAATAATAAAATTATAAAAACTTAAAATACAAATACATAACAAATAAAAAATTAAAATATTATTTCGCTATAGCGAAATAATATTTTAATTTTTTATTTGTTATATTATATAGGTTAACAGATCTTAGATTACAACAATGAAT